AAGATTTAATTGAAACAAGAGTTTTTGATAATGGGAATAATTGTGATGTTGTATTTCCAGACGAACTAAAAGCCGAAGCTGTGAAGTGGATAAAAAGATATAATAAAACAGGATATTTAAGAGTTGCAGAAGAATTCAAACACTTTTTCAACATAACAGAGAAAGATTTAGAGGAACAATCCACAGGAGATAAAAAATGACAGAACTAACATCAGAACAAGAAGATATTATGCTAGAAGCAGGTAGAGAACGGGACGCAGAACTTAGAGAAGCAAGAGCAGATGCCATAATGCACGATGAAGATACGGAGTTTGAGGAATAATGGAAACACAAAAACATATTCAAGAAGATAAGATTGACGTAACTAGGAATAGCAGGGGTTATAATTGGACTATGACTTTTTATCAAAGAGAGGGACTTTCCGACGCTGATTTATTAAAAAAGTTTGTTGAATGGGATAAAAATTTAAAAGAGAAGTTTAGTAAAGGAGTTGTTGTTAAAGATGAAGAAGAAGAATAAAAAAGTTAAAATACCTACATTTTGTTTTTTAGATTTAGTTTTAAGAGAATTGAAAGGAGGTGTGAAAAATGGTTGATTTAGGAGAGTTAGAGAATTATTTAAACGGAGATAATGCAGTTGACGGGGATTTTGTTGTATTTCTTGATGAAGGTAAGATAGAAGTTAAGAAAGGACAAAATGATAAGCCATACAAAGTAGTTAATTTTTTAGTTGAGTGTAAAGGAAGACAGTTAATCTATACTCCGGATAATCCCGCTTTAGAAGTTTTGAAGAAAGCTTGGGGAAAGGATACTAAAAAATTTGTAGGCAAGAAATTCCAAATAAAAACATATCCAAAAGTAGTGTTCGGCAAACCGAAGACCGCAATTAGTCCCGTAATCCTAGAAGCTAAGGCGTAAAATGGAATTAAAAGACGAAATACTTAGGCAAATACAAATAGTTAAAGATAGTATTGCAAGTCTTGAGATTGATTTAGAAGCTTTAGTTAAAAAGTTAAATCTTTAAATGCTATGGATATTTTAAGTTTTGTTTTTTTTATTTTTTTATTTAGATGAATATTAGAGGTTTTAAAAATGGTGCAGGTGAAAAAAAACATTAAAGCTAAAAGGTGCAAGTGTTGTAGTAAGATTATAGCCCATTGGAGTAGGTCTGGGCTATGCTGTCACTGTAATACATATAGACTTAATTATATAAACCAACACAAGAGGGCAAAATGAATTATCTTGATATTTTGGTCTTTATTGATTTATTTGTTGTTCTATGGGGTTGTTTTGTTGGTTTTTGGCTTATTATTAGGAAATACTGATACATATCCGCTCGCTTTTTTGCAGATATAATGCCATACAGATATAATACCATATCCGCTCGTTTTTTCGCAGATATAGTGCTATAACCGCTCGCTCGCAGGCTCGCTCGCTTTATATATTATATATATAGGGGGGGGCTGTGTGCTTTCGCGAAATACAAAAATTGCACTTATAGACGCTATTAACCCAATTTTTGCATACTTGGTTTAGGCACTACAAAGTAATAACATTTAGGCACTACACACTAACAGCGTCGGACGAACGGGGGGAACGAACGCACGAACGACGACGACTGCGGGGGGAACGAACGAACGAGCGCACGAGTGAGTGAGTGGGGGGCGCGCAGTCTAGAGTGAGTGCGTGCTAAAGACTAATGAGTGTGCACTTAGGTGCCTTAGTGCAAACGTCCGGCGTTAGGGGGGGGAGAAAAAGTGGGGGGGGTACTCTCAGCCAAAAATTTCAAAAAATATAAAGAAAGTATGTATGTATATACGTATTGAGAGAGAGAGAGAGAGAGAAAAGTATATACAATATATATATAATAGAACACCGATAAGTATTTAAAGGCGTATATACATACATACTATATGGGAATAAGAATGACTACACTAAAAATAAGCGACGAAGATTATAACTTCTGTAAGAGTATGAATTTAAAATTTAGTGAAGTATTTAAACAAGCAATACACGAAAGAAGAGCAATAGCAAACGATATAACGCTAGGTAATGTTCAAGAAGAAAGAAGAAAAAAAGAAAATTTTATTAAATTAGCAGACGAACGCTTAAAATTTATTGAAGATAAGGGTTTAATTGAAGAATTTTTAAATAAACCAAAAGAAGAAGATATACCAATAATACAAAACGAAACAACAGAAAAAGAAATTTTAGAAAAGTGGCGAGATGATATTAACAAAGAAACTCCTAGAAACGAATGATAAAACAGAAGAAAAGATAAAAGAAAAAGAATGGGCTACAGCAATTAAAACGAAATATAATTTTTCTTGTGCAATATGCGGAAACGCCTACAAACCAAACGCCCACCATATAATACCTAGAGAACATAAAGAATTTAAGTTTGATTTAGATAATGGTATTTCTTTATGCACTAAACACCATAAATTCTCTAGAGAGATTTCAGCTCATAATAATCCCCTCGGTTTTTTCTTATGGCTAGAAAGGTTTTATTTACCACTTTACTTACTAGCCGTTGAACGACAAAGGCAAATTCTAAAGAACGAGGGGATTATTTTATGATAGAATTAGACGATTGGCAAGAAGAATTTTTAAAATATAAAGGAGATAAGTTACTATGCACAGGTAGGCGAGTAGGAAAGACCTATATAATGGCTAGGGGGGCAATAGACAGAATGCTAGAAAAGAAAACATCTGTCGTTATCTTTTCCTTAACAGAAGAACAAGCTATGATCATTCTAGCTATGGCTAAGGCATATCTAGCACAAGCAGATCCATACGCAGCAAAGAAAAAAGCAACAGATACAAACAAAAAGACAATAACCTTAAAAAATGGGTCTGTTATGAAGTGCAGACCCGCAGGAGATACAGGAGACAGCGGGCGAGGGTTTGAAGCAGACATTTTAATAGTAGATGAAGCCGCTAGAATGGGGAAGTTTTTTTGGATAGCCGTCAGACCGATTATTCTAATGACAGCAGGGGAAGTATGGTTAGCTTCCACCCCATACGGAAAGCAGGGCTATTTTTGGGAAAGTTTTAACGAAGCGTATAACCTAAGACTTCCGGAAGCTAGATTTAAAATATTTTATAAAACAACAGAAAAAGTAATAGAAGAGAGAAAACTAACGAAAGAATGGACGCAGGAGAAAAAAGAAAAGGTATTAAGGACATTAGAACAGGATAGAAGAACGATGTCTAAGCTAGAATATGGGCAGGAATATCAAGGTTTATTTTTAGAAGACTTAATGCAATTCTTTCCGGACGAGTTGATAAGAGAAGCTCAAACTATGGAAAGACCCGAAGCAATATTAAAAGACAAGGTTTATTTCGCAGGTCAAGATATAGCAAGACTAGGAGAAGACGAAACAACAACAGAAATAGGATATTTAGAAAACGAGGATATATTTCAAGTGGAAAACCTAGTAAGCAAATACGCATATTTAACAGAAACATTTAAACAAAATAAAAATTTAAATCAACTTTACAATTTTAATAAATTTTTTATAGACGACGAGGGAATAGGAATAGGAGTTTTTGATATGATGATGGACGACGATGATTTAAAAAGAATCACAATAGGAATAAACAATTCTAAAAGAGTTATAGACGCAGACGGAAAAGAAAAAGGAATTTTAAAAACAGAACTCTATTATAATTTAAGAAGATTGTTAGAGAGTAAGAAAATTCATTTATTGAAAGACGAAAATATTTTCAATTCTCTAAAGTCTGTTCAATATGAATATTTTTTAGATAGCAAAGGCAACCCACAAATAAGAATTTTCGGAAACTATACGCATATAGCGGAAGGTTTGATAAGATTAGCCCAAGCTATCAAATACAAACAATTAAATATAAGTGTTTACTCTATAAAAATATGATAAACTACACTACAACAGCCATAAAAGAAGCAATAGACCCAAAAGATGTTGAAAAAGTAGCAGAAGAAGCAAAAAAAACTATTATTTCTAACGACGCTTATGCTGTTATTGATTATATAGACCAACTAAATAAAAAGCTAGGGCAACTTTCAGCCTCATTAAATAGATAATGGCAGACGCAGGAATATTCGCAACAACAGCAGAAGTCCAATACAAAGCAGGGGCTAACTGTAATTCAACAGCAAACGCAGAAACTTATATAAATTCTTTTATGACACAAGCAGAGAGCAGAATAAACGCAGATACTCTCTACAATTGGAGTGATGTTTATCCAACTCTAAACATAGACGTAAAAGGAATTTTAAAAGAAGCAGCTTCTAACTTAGCAGCTATTTATGTAATCAATTATGAACAGAGTGCAGTAGGAATTACAGAAGCAAAGTCAAGAATAGATGTTTTAATGTTCAACTACCAAGAATGCGTTAAAATACTTAGACAAGAGGCTAACAGAACAAAAGTTCAAGAGGCATAATGGTTCAACCAACAATATTCACACAACAGGGCGGGCAAGCAATAGCTAGTTATAACTATACAGACTTAGCCGAGGGGACAGGAGTTGTAATTTACTATGGACTTACAAACAAAGATAATGCAGCCACGAATTATATGTTGTCAAGCCAAGCTATTAAAAGTTCGTCAAATAGCACAAATATAATAACGGCGGGAACAAATGTAAATTGTAATTTTGATTTAACAAGTTTTAATATACCGAAAGAGATAAAAGGCACAGCTTATTATTTTGGGGGTATTTGTGGTTATAGCGGAATGACGGGATACATTACCGTTCAAATACAAAAAGTAAGCGGGGGAGTGGAAAGTAATTGCAGTTCAGTAATTCAAAGTGAAACTTTCACTATGGGGGCAGGCGAGGGCGGGGGACAGTTTTGTTTGATGGCTATACCCTTAACTCAAACGCATTTCAAAAAAGGGGATACATTAAGGCTAAATGTTATTTTTTATAAAACCGGCGGCGGATCGGCTATGGGCTTTACTCATTCCCCAACAAATATGGATACAGGGCAAGCATACCCAAGTTTATATCCAAACGTAACCACTCAATTAAAATTATATATACCTTTCGCAATAGGAGATTAAATGGCAGAACTAAACCCAAGCAGTGCAACAACAACGAATTTAACCGGAGTAGTCCCAGATTTCATAGTTGCAGCACAAAACCTAGACGCTTCAACAGGCAACAAAGAAATAACTTATTACTATTTCTCTAAAGCCCCTCAAAATTTAGGTTATTATTTTCAAATACCTGAGATATTTTCAGCAGCTAACGCACTAGCAACTTGGTCTTTTGGGAAAGGATATATAACAGAAAATATGATGACACAGGTAGAACTAGACCACGTTACAGGAATGGGCAAAGATAGTTTTGATGGCATAGTTTGGAACCAAGAAGTAATAAAGTTAATTGTAGGGGACGCTTTTTGCGAAGTTAAAAGAAAAGAAAACAAAATAATAAATATAATTCCTATAAGCCCGGAGAGAGTTAGAATAGCGTATAAAGACGGAAGAATAATACACTATGAAACCTGGAACGGGACAGAATGGAAGAAAATAGAAAAAGAAAATATGTTACACTCCTCAAATAAAAGGGTAGGGGATAGCATACACGGAACAAGTCAAATAGATGCCTGTAAGTGGATTATAGACGCTAGAAATGAAGCCCTAGTAGACGGTAGAATGATACAGAATAGGGGTAAGGCACTAGGTATAGCTTACTATAAAACAGACAATACAGGAAAGATAGCATACGCAAACAGACAAATAGAACAAGCTGTTAAAAATGGGGAAATGGTAGGACTACCCGAAGGCACGGTTGAGATAAGAGAATTCCCAACAAAAAATATAGTAGATAGACAAAGTTGGATAGCTTATTTAGAAAACTTTTTCTATCAAACGTTCGGAGTTCCCAGAAGCATAGTATCTAGCGACGGAACAAGCGAAGTAGGCGGAAAAATGGGACACGTTATTTTTGAAACAATTTACGCTAAAGAACAAAGAGATATGGAACTAGAATTATGGAACCAACAACAAATAAAAGTTACTTTCAACAGACCACCAAGTCTAGGTGGAATGGTAGCAGATAATATAAATAAATCAACAGGAGATACAAGCATACAGCCTAACGATGTCAGTGCTACTATGCAAAGAGAATAATGGCTATCAATTTAAAAAAACCAAAAAAAGCAACAGACGTATTTAAAGAAATTATAGCAGGAGAAAAGAACAAAAATCTTCCCGTTTCAGATATAAAAGATACTCCGGTAGTAAATAGCGGGACAGCAGCACCGGGAAAACAACCCCTAATAAGAAGAACACCACAGGGGGACGTATACGACGTAAATAAACCACTAGTAAGAAGTGACTTTTCAAACGAGGAAAGTTGGAGAAATGCTGTTAATAATAAAATGATAGGTGGAAAAGGGGGGAAAACTGTAACAGGGCAAAACGTAACTCCCGCAATAGTTAATCAAGAACAAATGGACGCACAACAAGCACAGCTAAATAAAGTTTTAAACGAAGTCCCAAATTTTAATCAACCGCCACAAATTACAGAACAAGATATTTTAAATGCAGTTCCAAAAAATACACTATTAGAGCAGGGAACAGCAATAGGGGCAGGGACAACAGCAGGAGTAGGCGCGGGAATTTTAGCAGGGGCAAAGGCAGGAAGTATTTTAGGAACGGCGGTATCACCCGGAGTAGGAACAGCAATAGGGACAGTAGCAGGAGCAGTAGCAGGAATAGGGACTTATTATGTAAAAATACGTGCGTCTAAAAGAGGAGATGTTAAACAAGCGGCAAAGGTAGCAAAAACAGCAAATACTAATTTTGGTCAAACAATAGACGCTCTAAATGCAGGTTTAATTTCTCACGACGTAGCTTTAAAACGTTGGAATGAAGACAAAGTAGCTTTATACGCAGCCCAAACAAATTTAAAAAGAGATACAGATACAAACCTAGACAGGTTTTTAAGCGAAGGGTCAGATGAGTTAGTGCAGGTTAATGACTACATTAGAGATTTAGAAACAATATATACAAATGAATTTATGCTAGCTTATTCACAGCCTAACCCTCAAAATATAAAATATGTAAATACAAACATAGAGGAAGAAGAAGAAGAAGAATGAAAAAGAAAAAAGGTTTAATAACACACGAACAGAAAAAAGAAATAATTTATAATTTAATAAATGCAGGACTAGCCGGATTTTTAGTTTTATTAGGAAGTCTTAGCAACGGAGAAATAACCGGGAAAGGAATAATTTTCGCAATTATAGCGTCTCTTATTGTTATGGCTACAAAATTTAAAGAATATTGGGACGGAGAAAAAGGAGAATATACATCTAAACTCTTTACTTTTATAAGATGAAAAGATTTAAATACTTAGCTTTTCTTAGGAAACTATGGAAGAAAACAAAACAGAAAATTTATCAATTGTTGACGAAGCTAGGAAACTAAGGGACGAGATAAAGGCAGAAAACGACAGACGAGAAGAAATTCTAAGACAAGAGCAAAAACTACAAGCTGAGAAAATGTTAGGAAGTTCAGCAGGACAACCTATACCACCACAACCGCCAAAAGTAGACACCCCAAAAGAGTATGCAGAAAAAGTATTGAAAGGAGAAATAAAAGCACGATGATAAAAGACGAAAAACTCGGTTTAAAAGTTGCTGAAAATCCTCGAGAAGAACTAATCGAAAAGACGATAAAAGCAACAGAAGAAACAATTTTGCAGACGGAACTCACTCTTGAACTACAAAGAGACGGTTTAAGATATTTGAAATCTATAAAAAAATAGTTATTCGATTAAACGAAAGATTTAAATAGTAGCTTTCTATTGATTTTGTATGGCATTAGAGACAACATTAGTTTTTGAAACAAGCGCACCAATTCCTTTTACTTGTGCAGACGGCACAGGCATAGAAAAAGGAGCACTTCTTAAAATCGCAGACCCTTTTACTGTTTCACTTACCGCAGGAGATACTGACGCTATTGTAGGAATTGCAGCAGAGGAAAAGATTGCAAGCGATGGAAAGGTTAAAATCGGTGTTTATACAACAGGAATTTTCAAAGGTTACGCAGGTGCTGCAGGAGTTACAGCAGGAATGGCTATAATTTCAGACACAGCAACAGGCGCAGCAAATGAGTTGGTAGTTGCAGACGTTAACTCGGAACATATTGTTGGTAGAGCATTAGAAACAGCAACCGACGGAGAAACATTTTTATTCCAATTAAATCCTTTCGCCGCTCAATTAGCTTAAAATGGCAGACACAGCAGGACAAGCAGAAATAAGAGGAATTGATATTGTAAAGTTAGTAGAGGGCTTTGCAGACACAGACATAATTTTAAAGAGATACGTTAGAGTAATTTCAACTTCTAACAGAGAAATAAGATACTATTCTAAAACAGCAGGTTTCTTGACTTCTCCAGTAACCACAGGCGTTACTACTGATATGATTGAAACAACAAGTAAAGCATTACCAGTTGTTATTGAGCCATCTTATACAAGAGCAACAGCTTACGTTAAGAAATTCTTTGCTTCTTCTCCTATGATAACTTTAGAAGATATCAAGGACGCAGATCCAGATGTGTGGGGCGATATGATTAAAGACGCAGCAAGAGCAGTCAATAAGAAAATAGACAGCCACATTTACACAGTTTTAGTAGCAGCAGGGGCACAAACAGTCGCAGCAACAGCTGACGGTTGGAACGTGCCGGCAACAGCAGACCCAATAGGCGACTTAATCAACGCAAGAAACGCTATTAAGAACTATGGATATGATACTTCTAACGCAGTTGTTTATATGAATAACGCAGAGGAAAAATGGCTTTTGTCTTGGTTAATCTCGACAAAGGGCTCATCTATTCCAAACTTCTCAAGCGAGAAAGTAGGAACTGGAAAAGTTATGGAACTTTTAGGTATGCAAATAGTAGTAGACCCTAACTGTCCAACTGACAGCGTTACAGTATTTGTCCCAGAAAAATCAGTTATCTATAAAGAGTTTATGCCTATGACTTCGGCTATTGTCAATGACGAGGGTATCGGCAAGACTGTTAGAGTATGGGCTGAGGGTGTCGCATATAGACCAAATCCTTATAGCGTTTTTGTAATTTCTGATACTATCAATTAAGGAAAGTTTTTTATACTTGTTATTTCTATATCTTTTATGGCGTATACTATCAAGCAAGCTCAACTTAAAACAGATTATCCAATTACCGACGGAATAATTGCAGAAACAACCTCACAGATAGGACATAAAATGCAGTTAGAAGCAGAAGAAAAAAGTTTTATTTCTCAAGAAAAAAGAAAGGGGTTATAATGAACGACACAAAAAAACTTTTAAATAATTTGAATAAATCTTTTTCTCAACCACATTTAACACCGATAGCAACAGAAGTATTTATCCCTAATCACAGCGGGACACACGACGCAGGAATAAAAAATTTAACTCCCGTTAAAGATAATGATTTGGTTAATAAAAAATATGTTGATGATAGCATTGCAGCGATAGATTTAAGCGGATTAGTCCCTTATACAGGAGCAACGACTGATGTTGATTTAGGTGCTAAAAAACTTACCACAACAGGAATTATTACAGCTGATGGTGGTTTTGTTTCTGATCCTATTGATTATGATTTTAGTGGTATTGTAGGGAATAATATTGTAAATAAGTTTTCAACATCAGTAGATTTAGATGGTAATACCGTAATGGGTGCGGTTAATGTTATCAGTCCTTCAGAACCTTATGTTAACCCACCAGGTTCTGGACTTGCATTTTTTAATACTGTTCCAATTGATGCTTTAGGTGGAGCTGGAGATGTTTATGGTATTTTCGGAGTTAATGCTATAAGAGGACCAGATATGGATGTTGTTGGCGACGGAACCTTTACAGGTTACGGAGCTTTCTTTGATACCTACACAACTGATAATGCCGCTTTATATTATGGTATTGGAGCTTATGCCGCAGTTGAAGCATTAGGAACTTCTTATATTTCGGAAGCTACTGCTTTAAATATTCATATTGGAAAAGTCCCAACTTCTACAATAGATAATGCAATAGGTTTGCTTATTAATGATATACCCACAGATACAACTTATTCAAGTTATGCTATTAAAACAGGAATAGGTGATGTTCTTTTCGGCGATGATATTTATGCTGAAGCTGATTTGTATGTTAATGATGATTTAATTGGCACAAAACCCGACGGTGTTACTAAAATAACTAATGGGGCTTTTACTGGTTCTGCTACTGGTTGGACTTTAGCAAGTGGTTGGACTTATGGAAGTAATATTGTAACTCATAGTTCAAATGGAGTAGGTGGGTTAAGTCAAACTTCTGCTGGGATGATTACTCCTTTAATTGTCGGACAAAGATATAAATTAACTTATACAATTAGTGCAAGAACAGCAGGTAGCGTTACGCCATCTATTGGTGGAGTTACTTTAGATACTAAAAACATAGCTGGAACTCACTCTCAAGAGTTCGTAGCTTTAAGCACTGCTGATTTAGTTTTTACTCCAACAAACACAACAAGATTATCTATTGATGATGTTATTTTAGAAACTTTAGGGGTTAATGTTCCTGAAGATTTGTTTGCTAATAGAATAAGAATGACAGGCACTGGATTAAGCAACAGAATGTATTTTGGAACAGATAACACAGCTTACATTTATCGTTTAGATAATGATTTACTTATTGGTGCGAGTAGTGGTAGAGTTGCTTTAATTGGAACTCCTTATATTGAAACGTTAAATACAAAATGTGGAACAATAACAGGGGATGTTACTAATGCTGATTCTGGTGTTTTTGCTATTCATCAACCTGATGAAAGTTATTATGGAATAACCTTATATAACGACGCTTATGATGATGAA